ATTCTTTCCTTTGCTGGAGCATTATCGTCTGTTGGTATCAATGTTGAAGCAGGCGGTTCGTCGATGTCGAGGGTAATGATCAGTATAGCTAACGCGGTCGAATCGGGTGGAGAGCAACTGGAATTATTTGCAAAGGTAGCTGGGGTGTCCGCTTTAGAGTTTAGGAAGGCCTTTAAAGAAGATGCAGCAACCGCAATAATTACTTTTATTGAAGGGCTCGGCAGAATGAGTAAGAACGGGGAGAATGTATTTGCCGTTCTCGATCAATTAAAACTCTCGGAAATTGAAGTGAGAGACGCTTTGCTCCGCGCAGCGGGAGCGGGCGATTTATTCCGTCAGAGCCTGGAAATTGGAACCAAAGCGTGGGGGGAGAATACAGCTCTTACCAGAGAAGCGCAAGAACGATATAAGACAACAGAGTCACAATTAAAGCTACTTCAAAACACGATTAGGGATATCGGTTATACAATAGGAGACACCATCCTACCAACAGTAAACGCCGCAGTTGGTTGGTTAAGGGAATTTAGTGCACAATGGAGCACTTTGCCGGATGGTTTGCAGAAGGCGGCAGCCTGGGCTTTGGTAGGCGGTTCAGCCCTGGCTGGATTAGCTGGTGCAGGATTTCTTATTGTGTCAATGATTCCATCTTTTGTCCAAGGCTTTGTGATACTACGAGGAACAATTATCGGGACAAAGCTTGCATCGATGGGAGCACGAACAGCGATGCTGCTGCAGAAAGTGGCTATGCTCGGAGTGCATGATGCTACTTTGGCTTTGCGCGGAGCGCAACGGTTGCTCAATATAGCGTTAAAGACTACTCCGATAAGTTGGCTGCTCCAGAGGTTGGCCGCACTAAAATCGAGGCTGATGGCCACTAGACTTGCAACAATAAGTACCCGAGCATCTATGGTATTTGCTAGATATGCAACTCTAGCATGGACCAAGGCGCAATGGGGGCTAAATATTGCTTTGAGTGCAAGCCCGATTGGGGCACTTATTCGGGGGTTGACACTGGCCGCCATAGGCCTAATCTTTCTCGTCCGGAATTGGAAGAAGGTAACGGCCACCATCGGCGGCTTGTGGAACAAGCTGGGTGGATGGTTTTCCGGGTTGCCGGCCTGGGGGAAATACCTCCTGGCCATCTTTATGCCGGTGATTGGGCTCCCCTTGCTCATCGCCGAGAACTGGGAGAAGATAAAGGGCTGGCTTTCGGCCTTCCTGATTGACGTAGGAGCGAGAATTATTGGTGCGTGGAATGCGATTAAAACCTGGTTCGCCGGACTGCCGCAAGCCATTGCCGGTTTTATAAGCTCAATACCGGGGTTCCTGAGCAAGCTGTTCCTGGAGGATATTCCTTATTGGATTGGGTACGGGATAGGATACATGCTCCGCCTGGTCTGGGAAGGAGTAGAAGCTGTGGTGGGGTTCTTTGCCAGCCTCCCCGGGCGAGTAGTGGCCTTCGTGGTAAATCTGGCCACACAGCTACCCGTCTGGTGGGCCCAGATCATTCAAATAATCGGGCAGGGTATAGAGACAATTACGGGCTTTTTTGCCGAACTGCCGGGGAGAATATGGGCGTTTCTCGTAACGGTGCCGGGGACAATCCTCAACATCGGCGCCGAACTATGGAGCGCAGCCAGGCAGGCGGGCAGTCAAGCGGTAACCGGCATGGTGGACACCGTCCGCGGGCTTCCCGGGCAGATATGGGATATCCTGACTGGCGTTGCCGAGAACCTGATCAACTTTGGCCCACGGCTCTGGGAGGCGGCGAAAAAAGCGGCCGGCAGGTTGTGGGAAGGGTTTAAAAAAGGACTCGGCATTCATTCCCCGTCCTATATAGAGCGGGCGATGACCAACATCCTGTGGACCAGCCGGGAAGCTACTCGCCAGGTGGAAACTGATTTCAAGCGGTTGAACGGGCTCACTGCGCAACCTACGATTGCCATGGCAACCGCCTACGAGCCTTCGGAACCGGCGGGCGCACCCGCCTTACAGATGGCCGCACAGCCGGAGGTCGCTGCAGTTGCCGGAGCAGGGGCCGCGAGCACGGTTCCAGGTGAAAGATCGGTGCCCGTTCCGATACCCCAGGCGGTTCCCGCCAGTCCTCCACCACCGGCGCCGGCACCGAGACAGCAGCCGGCCGCCGTAACTGGTACCATATCCAGGGTAGCAGAAACCATTCGCCAGCCGATCCAGTTAGTGTTGGACGGCAGAGTGGTAGCGGAGACGGTAATTGAATTCATTGAAGATGCCCAGGTAAGGCGGGTGGTCCCGGTATGATCCAAAAACCGCAGAGAGCAATGCTCGCTAGAATGGACACCGGTGAGGTTATTGAATTCTTGACCAATCCGTACACGTTAGAGGACTCTAAAACGGCAGTATACGATGAACCGGAAGTTAATGGTGCTGTTGCTCCTCCATTGAACTTTAAACATGGAGGGGCGCGGCAGGTCCGGTTTGCATGCCGGTTTATTTCACAGGGAAATGTTGATGCGGTTAGCAAACAGGTGGAGTTTATTCGACGACTGGCTATCCCAGTCAAGCCAAACAATGTGCCTCCTTTGGCTTTTTTGACTATAGGCGGCTTCCAGGCACCTATCAGGATAAAGGAATGGAAAGTGCTGTATAATAGCTGGACGCCGACATTAAGACCAAGAGATATAAGCGTTGAGGTGCAGGCTACGGTAGATTACGGAACGCCCGCTCCACCGCCGCAGCCCAAGCTGGCTAAAGTTAATCAAGCAAAAGCAAAGCAGAGCATTAAGATCGAGCGCGCTTAAAGTCGGGTGATACAAAGATGGATGTCACACTGCAAAGGTTGGAATTATATGGGAAGGGTCAGCCTTATACCGTTAACAGTGGGGATACCTGGTGTAACCTGGCCAACCGCTTCTATGGCAATCCAAATTTGTGGTGGGCCATTGCCTCAGCGAATGGCATAGAAGACCCAACCCTGGAACCGGGGCCGGGAACGGTGATTTTGATTCCTGCTTATACTGACGTCTTGGAAGTGATCGAGAGATGATCATGGTAACTGGCACGCAGGCTTCCCCGGTGTCGTTGATTTGGGATACGAACCGCAAGGAAATAGGCAGCCTTACCATCGTTTTTGACGGCAAGGACCAGATCAACCTGGAAAAAGGTGATGCTGTATCGGTTGTCTTTGGTGTGCCCGGCAACCTGGAACGGGTGGCCGGCTACAAAGTCTGGCGGGTGCGTCGGGGGGAGCGCATAGAGGTAATTGCCCTGGAATTCGGCCAGGAGTGGCAGACCAAGACTCAGGAGGTTTACCCGGGGCCGCGGGTGGCGGCTATCGTTAAATTGCTTTCAAAAAGGGGAGAAAAGACTGGGAGGATTGAGATTGCTGGCGGTGATCGGACTTATGCACAAAACGAAAGCGATATAGCTTTTCTTTACCGCCTGGCCGGTAGTGTACCAGTATGGCGGGATGGGCAAGGAGCGGTAAATGTGGCAGCACCTCCCCAAGTCAAGGTGGAGCAAGTCATTAATTATAAGCCGGCTGCCGTAGCCGGCAAAAAGTATGTAGCCGCCGGGTTTACACCGCAAGGCCAGGCCTTTGAGATAGCGGTTGGTGACGGTATTGAAACTCGGGTGGCGGAGGTATTCCACAGCCCGGCGGAGGCCCGGGACTATCTTCAGAGGCTGGCGGTTGCAGATCCGAAAGGAAAATTGATTTGCGTGGGTCAGGCCGGATTGCGGGCCGGATGCCACGTGCTCTTGCCGGACAGCAGCAAGCGCAGCGTAACTAAGTGCATACACGAAGTGAGGCATGAGGCATGGATAGTCACCGCTTACCTGAATTGAAACCTAAAATCTACGGGAAATACCGGGGCATAGTGGTGGTAGGCAAAGATCCGGAAGGGAAAGGGCGGGTGAAGGTGCAGGTGCCCGCTCTCTTCGGGTTTAAAATCCTAGAAAGCTGGGCCTACCCGGCGCTGCCGCCGGAACTGGTTTATACGTCTGGCTGGACCATAGACGATCTGCATGTGGACAGTGCATTTACAGATCAGGAGCATACTTCTCCAGTGACCGGTTCGCTAGGGGTCGGCAATTATCTTGTCGTGACCCGCAAGGTATTGCCCCAGGTGGTAGGTGTTAATCCTGCCGATTGGAACATTCCTTCCGGCACCGGGGTTTGGGTGGAGTTCGAGGGCGGCGACCCGGATAAGCCCATCTGGTGCGGTTTCTGGAGGTGATCCCGTGCTTTACCTTCTCGAACACAAGGGTGATGGGGCTTTTACTTATCCAGCTAATGAGATCGAGGAAATTGCAACAGTAATCAGGTGCATTTTGACTGTTATCCCCGGGGAGCACCAGCGCTTTCCAGATTTCGGCAATCACGCCGCCTTGGTGGTTTTTCGTAATCCGGGACCGGGGTTGGAAGATGTGATCGCCGGCATGGTTAAGCGGGATATAGAAACATGGGAACCCCGGGCCAGGGTGGAGGATACTCAGGTAACATATGACTACAATCAAGCATTGTATCGGGTGCACATCCTGTGGAGCGCCCCGGAGGCCGGGATCAGAGAAGTCCGGGAAACTCTGGCCACTATGGGGGGAGGTGTATAGATGGGGAGGACATATGCTGAGATAGTAACCGAACTCAAGCAGTTCGTGAAGCAGCGCTGGCCCAACTGGAACACCGAGGCCAAGCACATCGGTAATATCCTGCTTGAGTGCCTTGCGGACCAAATAGAAAAGCAGGAGTATCGTTTGGATGCGGTAGAGCATGAGCTATTCCCAGATACGGCTACTAAGTACGAGAGCCTCCTGCGGTGGGCCCGTCTGGTTGGATACGAGGTACAGTCAGCTAGGCCAGCCGAAGTAACTCTGACTTTTTCGGTGCAGGAACCTACCAACGTTGACATAGCCATTCCCATAGGAACTAAGGCCAGCACGCCCGGGCCAGACCCCATTCCCTTCATGACCACCGTAGCGGCGGTTATTCCTGCCGGCCAGAGCAGCGTAAATGTGGCCGCAAGACAGGTGGAGGAAAAGGAGGATACCTTCACCGGAACCGGCGAACCGAGCCAGGTTTACCAGACTTCCTACGGCCCGGTATGGTTGGATAGCCTGCGAGTTTTAGTAGACGGCCAAGAGTGGGCCAGGGTGCGGGATTTTCTGCTGAGCGGGAGCACGGATACGCATTATGTCGCAGAGCTACAGGAAGATGGAACGGTTTTGGTGATTTTCGGCGATGGTGTAAACGGCAAAGCTCCTCCCCAGGGGGCGACGATTGAGGTTGAATATAAAGTTACCCGGGGCAGGGAGGGTAATGTTCCTGCCGGTGCTATTAGTATGGTTGAAACAGTCCTTTATGATGCCAATGGTTACCTCGCTGATGTGCGGGTAACTAATAACGAACCTGCCGCTGGAGGCGAAGACCAAGAGGATATTAATCACTTGCGAGAAGCTATACCCGCATGGGTAACTACAACTAATAGGTGTGTGACCAGGAACGACTTTACCGAAGCCGCCCAGTCGGTTACGGGGGTACAGCGGGTGCTAGTGCTGACCAATGAACAAGATCCCACTATCCCACCTTTGACGGTGATCATCTATGTGGTTCCGGAAGGTGGGGGAACACCGAGTCAGGCTCTGTTAGATGCGGTAATGCAAGAGGTGACTGTTAACAGGCCCAAACTTCTTACATTGGCTGTGGACGTGAAACCGGCTAAGTATCTTAACGTCGACGTGAGTTGTACCGTGACAGTTGCCCCAGGTTATTCACCTGCGGATGTCCAAAGCAAGGTTTATGAAGCAATCAAACAATTTTTTGATTATGCTCGTAAAGAAGATGAGATTTCGTGGGCTATAGATTTCGGCAAGCCTATATACCTTGCCAAACTCACAGCATGGGTGGCGAGTGTTCAGGGAGTAGCGAATGTGGTTTTTGACTCGCCAACTGCTGATGTGATACCAGCAGCCGATATCCTGCCAGCATTAGGGACGGTGACCGTGAATGTCACTTAAACAGACCATGCCACAGAGCCTGTTTGAGCAAGACACAGAACTGGCAAAGCTGATCGATGTACTAGATGACGGCTTGAAAACTCACCAAGATGGCATTGAGCGGCTTTATGATACCTTTGACCTTTTGCGGATGGATGATACAACCGCAGAAAGATGGCTTAAAGCTTTCGGTTGGAAATGGCGATGGCCAGATAACAGGAGGTTACTACTGAAGTCCCTGCTGAACATCTATAGGTGGAGAGGTACCAGAGAGGGCATTGAAAAGACTGTCAACATAATTTATGGGGTAAGCATATCGGTCAAGGAATTATGGCCCTTCTTTTACGGGCTCGGGCGAAACATTCCTGACGAGGACAAAAACAAGGCCATGATCTATTTGGCACCTGATCTGTGGAAATGGGTAACTGCCATCGAGGCGGTTATTGTTTTTATGAAACCAGTGCATGCAGTGGTAGAAGCTGTGGGCATCCCGGACCGCATGCTCCTACTGAACCAGGCCGGGGCACTGGTAACAGTTACCCAGGACCTTTCTTGGCAGGAGACCAAGACCTGGAAGGTGTTCACCGGGCCGCGGTTTAATGCCGCCGGTGCCGTGGAGGCCGTGACCGAGGACACTTCCTGGAGCGAAACCATTACTTTCAAGACATTCATCGGCCCCCGGCTCAATGGTCCCAGTTTGAAACTGAACGGCACAGGAAGGGCCAACGAGGGGCCAACGTCCACCCAACAACAGGTAATCCAGCACCCAGGCAGCCGGACCTATAAGCGTTTTGTGGCACCGGTAGCGGCGCTCAATGCCCGTGGTACCGTAATCGAGGACGTGGTAGACCACGGCTGGGATGAGACAATTACTGAGCACAGGTTCACGGGCCCACGGTTCAATAGCCCGCCGACTTTAACTATGACCGGCCAGGCCAGGCTCAACGCCGGGCCAAAGACCAGCGAGCAGGTGGTGGTCCATCATCCGGTTTTGGAGATCACCGTCAAGAATGACGGCGGCACCCTTCTAAATCGGGGGCCCACCGAGACCAGGCAGGAGATCATCAATCATCCGGATGTGCGGACATACAAAAAGTTCAATCCCGAGGCCGGCATGGTCCTCAACGGCAAGCCGGTCCTGGGGTACATGTGGAAGAAAGAACTGAAGGAGGCGGTCTAATGTGGCAGAGAAGCTGGTGAAGTACCAGGGCGATACGACTTCCCGCGAGCTGTGGACCGGGGGGCCTGTGGTAGCCACTGGCGTTTCCAGGTTGCTGGACCCAACAGATCGGGGATTTACGGCAGTAATGTTCCAACAAGGCAAGCCCCCCCTGGACGCCGAGATCAATCTGCTGCAGCAGGTACAAAATCATCTCAGGGCGCAACTATTCAGGCAGTTGATGCCCTCGGGCATTTTGGCCCTTGGTGCGTTGACCACAGAGGTCACTAATCCGCTAAACTGCCTGCGACTAAACGAGACCTACGCCCTGGTCAACGGCTGGCTAGTCAAAATCGCCGGGGCCAACCGGAGCGACACTGCTAACGACATTATTTTCCCGGAAGCCCCTATTTCGGGCTACCGGGATGACCTGGCTTTTATCGAGTTCTGGTTTGAGGAAGTGGCGCCCACAGGGAGCCCGGAACCCGATAGCGAGAACGTCTATAAGTACGGCGGCGTCCAGAGCGGCACCCAGACCAACGATCTCCAGGATACCACCATCGGGGACGAGACCACCCGGCGCATCCAACTCAGGTGGCGCATCCGGACTGTGGCCGACGTCGACTTTGTGAACTATCCAGACGGCGTAAACCATGGGGACAAAGTTAAGGCCTGGGGCGGGGCCGGGGCAGATACCTCTTACACTTTCTCGCCGTCGAGTACCGACAGCAAGCTCTACGTGGCCGGTGACGGTTCCGAAGCGGCCTGCGATGCCCTTAAATGCGCCACCGGTTACGTCTATGCCCTGAGTTTATTTAAGGTTCATAGACGGAACCAGACGGCCTATGATGCCGTGAATAACCCTGACGGCGCCCCGGCCTATGGGCAGCCCAACCCGCGGCCAGACCAACTATTCCACAACGTCATTGCGGCCAGGGACGTAACGCCAACCTATTTTTTAACCGACCTGAAGGAATACCTCTCTCCCGGCATTGAAGCCATGGGAGCCACCGTAATGGAGCTTGCCCGGGCGGTCAGGAGCACCGACCTCGAACTGGACAAATGGAAAAAGCAGCGGCTGCAACAGGGCACGGTGACCATCTACAATAAGCTGGTGGTCGAGGGAGCAGTTATCAACGGAGTGCCCAACTCGAGGAACATCCAGGTTACAAAGACCGGCACTTATACGGCCGGCAATGTTTCTAAGGTATATGTAGATGGTAAGGACGTCCTGATCCCGGATGAGCAGAACGTGGCTGCGGTGCCCACGAACCCGGACACAGTGGCCAAGACCTACTACACCTGGCTGGACTGGGATGCCAGCGCTGGAAGATATAAAGTATACCTTGGCACCGCCGTCCCGGAGGGCAAATTGAAGCTCTACCAGATCACGGTGCCGGCGGGCGACCAAGGCACAGACCTGAGCGCCTGCACTTTCACAGACCAGCGGCGGCTGGAACCAGGGCACCCGAACTATTACAACACCAAGCCCTTCGCCTTAGTCAGCCCCGCGGGGTACCCGATGCTGGACACTCCGGATTATGACGTGTTACTCACGGTGGAAAGCGCCAGCGACCTGGATAAGGTTGGCCGGCTAGAGGTCTACGATAAGGCGAGCAACGGGTTCAAGATCAGGCCTACCGGCACCGCGGATAACATTCAGGTACGCTGGACTATTGTTAATCCGGATATCGCTTAAGGGGGTGAGCGGATGATCGTACGAGAAGTAAATGAGGGGCCAAAAATCGACTACGCACTGGACGGAACGGTCCTGACCCTCGGAGGCGGGGCCGTTTCGATTGATTTAGCGGCCCGGCAGCAAGATACGGAAACGGTGATCGATATCTGCCGTGACGACGGCCACCTGGTAGAGGGCGTGGGGCGATGGTACGTGGCCACCATCATCATTCCGCCAAGGCGCTATCACCTGGTGGACACCGGCCAGGTAGACGAGAACGGGGCGCCGGTTCTGGCGCGGGAGGCTTTGCCTCTGGATACTAACTCAGTAGTCCTTAATCTTTGGGCAGTGCCCAGCCAAACTGAAGGAGGTAGCGGGTTATGATCTTTTCAATTAAAGACACCTACCGGCAGGCTGTAGAAGCTGCTTCTGGCGGGAAGAATACAGTGCTTTATGACGACCTGGGTTACCCCTCGATTATGGTAGTGGTCCCGCGTTTCAAGTTAAGCGACATTGACCCAACCTGGCCGGCAGATCCTCATCCGGCGTTTATAGTAAACGGCCGGATAATCGACGAAATCTTTATCTCCAAGTTCCAGAATGTAGTGGTGGGCGGCCGCGCCCTCTCCCTGCCGATGCAGGACCCCAAGGTCTATGTGAACTTTGACCAGGCCAGGGGCTACTGCACTGCCAAGGGTAAGGGCTGGCACTTGATGACCAATGCAGAATGGGCGGCCATTGCCCTGTGGTGCTGGAAAAATGGGTTTCTTCCCAGGGGCAATAACAATTACGGGGCCGACATAGGCGCCAGCTATGAGCGGGGCAAGGTGGTCTATCGATACTTGGATGGAGGCGTATATAAAGATGGCCGGACGGCTACTGGTTCCGGGCCCGCATCCTGGTACCATGACAACACCCCCTTTGGCATTGCCGACCTGAATGGCAACGTCTGGGAGTGGATTGACGGCCTGAAACTCCATGACGGCAAGATTTACGTGCATGGTGCCGGCGGGGTAGCCCAAAACAATTTCGAGACCCAGAACAATAGCCACGATGTGACCGGCTGGGTGGGTACCGGGGCCTATTTCGATAACACCACCGCGGGCGATAGCACCCAGACCGATCATGATGTAGGCGGCGACCCCATCCTGAGCCCGGACCTGACTAACCCGATGTATACCACCGACCCGACGACGGATGCCTATTACGGGCAGAGCAGCATGACCTTTGAGAGCCTCACGGCCGAAACCGGTTTTACGCCCCCGGCCATGTTAAAACATCTGGCTATCCAGCCCCCAGGTACCGGTCTAGGTGGCGACGGCCTCTGGGTGCGTAACTACGGCGAGCGCCTCCCGATCCGGGGCGGGGGTTGGGGCGTTGGTTCCCATGCGGGGGTCTTCGCCCTGAACCTGCACGACGCCCGCTCGGACTCGGTCGGCAGCATCGGCTTCCGCGCGGCTTTTATTCCCGTGTAATCTGGGTTCTGAAACCTGAAATCTGTTGGGCGGGCGATAGCCCGCCCTCCCAGTTCTTGAACACGGCGGAAGAAGTTGTTTGACGATCTTGTTTTTGTACGAGGAGGGGATGCCGGTGAGCAAAACGATGATAACCTGGCCAAGGGGTGAGGCATATGCCCGGGCCTGATCTCGCGCAATATGGCATTGCATTTTTCACGGTGGCAGGCTTGATTTTCTTGGTAGCCCAGTGGTTCAAGCAAAAGAGTGACCAGGAGTTAGCCGAGGTGGTCCAAAACAACACCAAGGCCTTAGAGCAGTTAACTACCTTGATCCAGGTGGCGTTAGCCCGGCAGGAGGCTAAGATAGACGAGCTGCTCGAGCGGGCCAGGCGGTGAGGGCCATGAGGGGCTTTTGGAATGATCCGGACGGGTTCACCATAGAGGACCTGGCGGTTCTTGCGTCCCTGGGGCTGTACGTGTTTGTGGGGGTGAAAATAGCCCTGGCGGGGGACATCTCCACAAACCAGGTTGATTTTTTTACGGTCCTGGGATACCCAATCATCGCGGCCATTGCGAAGCGGGCCATTGAGCGGATCGGCTGGCCTACGCTGGGGCGGCGGGGTCAGGTTTCGCCGTACCAGCCACCATACCCTTATGATGGCTATTACTCGCCTCCGCCACAACAGGTTTATACCCCGAGGGACGAGGGCGGCGGAGAAGGGCAGACTGGCGCTTCTAATAAACCCACAATTTAAGGAGGTGTTGTTAGGTGAGAGTGTGTATTGATCCCGGCCATGGGGGGAGCGACCCGGGGGCGGTCGGGCCTAATGGCCTCAAAGAGGCCCATGTAAACCTGGCGGTGGCGCTGAAGGTAGCCGAAAAGCTACGCAAAGCCGGCGTGGAGGTGAAGCTTACCCGCACCAGCGATGTATTCATTGACCTTCAACCTCGTTGCGACATTGCAAATTCTTTTGGTGCGGACTACTTCGTGAGCATCCACTGCAATTCCGCTGGAACGCCGGAAGCAAAGGGCACCGAAACATATTGCTATAAGTTTGGTGGCCAGGGAGAGGTACTCGCAAAAGCCATCCAGGCCGAACTGATAGCGGCCACAGGTAGGGCTAACCGTGGGGTTAAAACGGCCAACTACTACGTTTTGCGCCGGACCAACATGCCGGCGGTGTTGACGGAGCTGGCATTTATCTCTAACCCCGAGGAAGAACGTCTGCTCGCAAGCCCTGAATTCCAGGAAAAATGCGCCGTCGCAATAGCCAAGGGCATCGGCAAAGTAATTGGCGTCAAAATCATTCAGGAGGTGTTTTCTATGTTCAAGGACGTACCGGCAAACCACTGGGCGGCTGGCAGCATCGAGCGGCTGGCGAAGCTGGGTATCATCAAGGGGGATGAGCAGGGCAATTTCCGCCCAGACCAGCCCATTACCAGGGCCGAGGTTGTAGCTTTACTGGACCGTGTACTTAAATTGCTCGGGAGGTAGTTGGTATGGAGGATAAACTATTGCAACTTGCTTACTACCTGCTGGCTATTCTTATTCCTACCCTGGCCGCACTGGCGGTGGAATATTTGCGCAGGCGGTTGGGGACCGAAAGAGTCAAACGCATTCAGGAAGAGCTGGCAATGAAGCAGGAGCTCGCTACCCTGGCAGTGCGTTTCGTAGAACAGGTCTACAAGGACCTGCACGGTCCTGACAAATACCAAAAGGCCGCCGAGTGGCTGGCGGCCAGAGCTGGGGAGCTGGGCCTGAAGGTGACACCCGAGGAGATCAAGGGCTTAATCGAAGCGGCATTGAGGACATTCAAGGACGAGTTTGGAGAGGAATGGGCCAAGCAGACGTAACACGTAAGGGAGGGGCGCGGGTAGGCCGGCCCCTCCCTTTGTTGTTTTGGGCCGGACCGTACGGTATAATAGTTGTGAGTCTTAAAAATCGGAAGGGATGGACATTAATGAGCGATAAAGATGATCGTCGGCGAAAGTATATCACATTTACCTTCGGTTGCCAGATGAATGAACACGATTCCGAGCTAATTGCCGGCATGCTGGAACATTGCGGTTATATCCCAACGGACGAGCAGAATGAGGCCGATATAATTATCATCAATACCTGCTGCGTGCGTGAAACCGCGGAAAATAAAGTTTTTGGCCTTTTAGGCAGGCTTGGAAAACTAAAAAAAGAAAAGCCCGGGCTTATTATCGGCATGGGCGGGTGCATGAGCCAGCAGGAACACATGGGGCGAAGAATTAAACAGCGTTTTCCGTACGTAGATATTGTCTTCGGAACCCATAACATTCAAACACTTCCCGATTTAATCGCCCGTGTAAATGATAGTCGCCAACAGGTTATTGACGTATGGCCCGAAGCTGGGGCCATCAATGAGGGCGTACCCGTGAAAAGGGCCGGCGGCGTCAGAGCCTGGGTGACGATTATGTACGGCTGTAATAACTTTTGCACTTACTGTATTGTTCCTTACGTACGCGGCAGGGAAAGAAGCAGGCAGCCCGAAGCGATTATTCGGGAAATAGAGGAATTGGGCCGGCAGGGTTACAAGGATATTACTCTGTTGGGGCAAAATGTTAATTCTTACGGTAAGGATTTGGAAAGCAATGTGGATTTTGCTGAACTGCTTACGGAAGTCAATAAAATTGAGGGCATTGAAAGAATCCGTTATATGACTTCCCATCCGAGGGACTTTTGTGATAAACTGATTAAAACCATTGCCCGGTTACCAAAAGTTTGCGAACATATTCACCTGCCCGTACAAGCGGGTAGCAATCACGTTTTAAAACTTATGAACAGGGGGTATACCCGAGAAGATTACTTTTCCCTGGTGGGAAAAATCAGGTCGGCAGTGCCGGGTGTTTCACTGACCACGGATATCATGGTAGGGTTCCCCGGTGAGACGGATGCCGATTTTGCGGATACCATTGACCTGGTCCAAAAAATTGAGTTTGACGGCGCGTTTACTTTTATTTACAACAAAAGAAGGGGTACTCCGGCTGCCAAAAGGGAAGACCAGGTGCCCGAAGAAATTAAAAGCGCGCGCATCCAGGAACTCATCAAGTTGCAAAATGAGATTACCCTGCGCAAAAACCGGGGGGAAGTTGGCAGAATCATGGAGTGCCTGGTGGAAGGCCCGAGCAAGACCAATGCGGATCTTATGAGCGCCCGGACGAGGACGAACAAGATCGTGGTTTTCCATGGTGAACGGGGCATGGTAGGCCAGATGATGCTTTTGCGCATTACTGGTTTTAGCCTTACACATCTGGTAGGCGAGGTAGTTTTAAATAATTTTTAAAATGGGGGTAATGTCGTGTCGATTTTGGAAAAAGCTTACGAGTTGGGCCAGGAGATAGCTGCATCAAAGGAACTGGCTGACATGAAAAACGCCGAGCTGTTAATGCTTCAAAACGAGGAAGCTAAAAAAATTATTGAGGAATTTAAAGAAAAGCAAAAAATATATATGTCGATTCAGCGGCAAGGTAAAGAGCTGACATCAAGCCAGAAAGAAGATGTGGAAAGAATCGAAAAAGCCATGCTGGATAATCCTTTAATTTATAATTTCTTTAAAGCGCAACAAAACTTTGAAAAGGTACTGGAAGAGATCAATAACATTATATCCCAGGCCATAGCCGGCCAGCATGTTTCCTGCTCGGACGAGTGTTGTTCCTCATGCAGCGGTTGTGGTGACTAACACGGCAACTAACCCTGGCTTTATAAGCCGGGGTTTTATTTTGAATTATTTAACACTGTGTTATAATGTCCCTAGGAGGGAACAGCAGTGGCTTATACCCCAATGATTGAACAGTACCTGCAGGTTAAACGGAATTACCAGAATTGCATTTTATTCTTTCGCATGGGCGATTTTTATGAAATGTTTTTTGATGACGCTATAATTGCTTCCAAGGACCTGGAAATAACCCTAACCTCCCGGGATGGAGGGGGAGGGGAGAAAGTGCCCATGTGCGGGGTGCCCCACCATGCGGCGGAGTCCTACATTGCCCGCCTTATCGAAAAAGGCCGCCGGGTGGCCATTTGCGAGCAAATGGAGGATCCCAGGCAGGCCAGGGGACTGGTTAAAAGGGAGGTTATCCGGGTGGTTACCCCCGGCACAGTGATTGAAGGGCAATGCCTGGATGACAAGAGCAATAATTACCTGGTTTCAATTATTGTGGAAGACGATGGATGTGGGCTGGCTTGTACCGACGTTTCCACGGGATTATTTACGATTACGGAATTTGCAGGCCCAAGCGCTTTTGCGGAGCTTGTCGATGAAATGTCACGCCTTGACCCCGCTGAAGTACTGGTGGCCCGGAAGGACCTGGAAACGGTCAAATGCCGGGTTCCCAAGCCGGCCGGTGTAATCACCGTACTGGACGATGCAAAGTATCAATATGAAGCGGCTGTGGAGCTGATGAACCGTCAATTCGGGAGCCATTGGCTTGAAGGGGAAGCTTTCAGGCCGGTTTACGGTGTAAGGGCTGCCGGTGCTGTGTTTTGTTACCTGGAGGAAACGCAGAAAAGGACACTCAAGCAGATTAATCAACCAAAAGTTTATTTTACCGGACAGTATATGAAAATGGACGCTGCTTCCCGGCGCAACCTGGAACTGACTAGTTCCATCAGGGACGGCTCGCGTTGGGGTACGCTGATCTGGGTGCTGGACAATACCGACACGGCCATGGGCGGTAGGTTGCTAAAATTATGGCTCGAGCAGCCGCTGGTGGATACGCGCCAGATCAACATGCGCCTTGATGCGGTTGAGGAACTGACAGGTAATATAATACTGCGCAAGAAAATCAAGGATGCCTTGCGGCAGGTTTACGACCTGGAAAGACTGGCAAGCCGAGTTGCTTATGGTACTGCCAATGCGAGGGATTTACTGGCAATAAGAAAATCCTTTGATGTTTTACCCGCCCTGAAAGGCCTGTTGAATCAATGCGGCTCTGCGTTGCTGGTTGATATCAGGAATGATCTTGATGACATGCGCGACCTGAATGACCTTTTGCACGCAGCCATTGCGGAAGAACCCCCGGTTTCCGTGAGGGACGGAGGAATTATCAAAAACGGTTACCATCCCGAAGTAGACCGCCTGCGTGCTGCCAGCAGGAATGCGAAGGATTGGCTGGCCAGAATTGAGGCTGAGGAAAGGGAAAAAACCGGCATCAAATCGTTGAAAGTAGGTTATAACAAGGTTTTTGGTTATTACCTTGAAGTAACCAAGTCCAACCTGGGCCAGGTGCCGGATTATTATATTCGTCGTCAGACTTTGGTCAACGCGGAGAGGTTCATTACTCCCCAGATCAAAGAATACGAAGAAATGATTATGGGTGCGGAAGACCGGCTGGTTCAGTTGGAATACCAGTTATTTAGCGACATAAGACAGAAACTGGCAGATGAACTTTATCGCGTTCAAAATACAGCCAGGCAACTGGCCAAACTGGATGCGCTGGCGTCTCTGGCCGAGGTTGCCGAAAGAGCCAATTACGTGCGTCCCGTGG